GAAAAGTCTGTACTAGCTGAGAGTCGTGTAGAAGTAACTGGTGATAAATCTGCTAAAACAGTAAATTTAGAAACCAACAACAACGTTGTTGAACTAAAACGTTTAGCAGGGCTAAAGTAATACAAAAACTTATAAAAGGAAAATAAAGAAATGACAACCCAACTATTAGAAGGCCGTTGGAACGAAACTAAGGATGCCCTGTTAGAAGGTCTACAAGGTTCAAAACGTTCTACAATGTCCGTAATCTTAGAAAACACACGTAAACACTTAGTTGAAAACGCTTCAGCTGGTGCAACAGCAGTAGGTAATGTTGCTACACTAAATCGCGTTATTCTTCCAGTAATTCGTCGTGTAATGCCAACAGTTATCGCTAACGAAATCGTTGGCGTACAACCAATGACTGGTCCAGTTGCACAAATTCACACTCTACGTGTGCGTTATGCAGATTCACAAGCCGCTGGTTCAATCGGTGGTGATGCAGCAGTTGCTGGCGGTGAAGCACTTTCACCATTCAACATTGCTACAGCTTACTCAAGCAAAACGTCAACAGGTCTTGCAGCATCAACTAGTTCACTAGAAGGTGTTCCAGGTAACCGTATCAACGTTCAAATCTTGAAACAAGTTGTTGAAGCTAAAACACGTAAATTGTCTGCTCGTTGGACATTTGAAGCTGCGCAAGATGCACAATCTATGCACGGTTTAGATGTTGAAGCAGAAATTATGGCAGCTTTGGCTCAAGAAATTACTGTTGAAATTGACCAAGAAGTTCTAGGTTCATTGGCAGCATTAGCTTCTACAGCAACTGACAACTACAACCAAGCTACTGTTTCTGGTACTGCTACATTCGTTGGTGACGAACACGCTGCTTTAGCTGTTTTAATCAACCGTAGTGCTAACAAAATTGCACAACGTACACGTCGTGGCGCTGGTAACTGGGCAGTTGTAAGTCCATCAGCTTTAACAGTGTTACAATCTGCAACTACTTCAGCTTTTGCTCGTAGTACAGAAGGTACATTTGAAGCTCCTACAAACACTAAATTCGTTGGTACTTTAAACAGTGCTATGAAGATCTATGTTAACACATACGCTTCAAACGATACAGTGTTGGTTGGTTACAAAGGTTCTTCAGAATCAGACGCAGCAGCGTTCTACTGCCCATACGTTCCATTAATGAGTTCTGGTGTTGTGTTAGATCCATCAACATTCGAACCAGTAGTGGGCTTTATGACACGTTATGGTTATGTTGAATTAAGTAACACTGCATCATCTCTTGGTAATGCAGCTGACTACTTAGAAAAAATCACTGTAGCAAACTTATCATTCCAATAAGATTTATTCTTAGTAGGATATGAAAATAAAAAGCCCCGTAAGGGGCTTTTTTGTTGGCTTACTTATATGATTGTTTCCTTTTTCCGTGTTTGTTTAACTCTCTAATTTTAGCTAGTTGATCTATTCTTTTCCAAAAAGTAATTAATGACATATCCATTTTCATAGCATTTACCCACCAAGTAACTAACCAAATATTATCTGGCGTATATCCTTTATTACTATTTTTTCTATCCGGTGAGCATTTATTTGAATTTGATTTTCTAGTACTATGTTGTAGAATAATCGATTCTCTAGAAATAGCACATAATCCATTTTGATCATCAAATAATTTTTTTAAAAAATCAACAAGTAATTGTCTCCCTTCTAATCCGTGCCACTCACTGTACAATTCATATCCTTCAGTTTCGCAACGTTTCTGAATAGTTCGTGCCATGTTCCACCACAACTTATCGGGATTTGCATTAAGTTGTTCCTTTTTAATATCGTGTATCTTAGTCCATCTATTTCTGATTACTCCCATTATTTTTTGATGAGCATATAAATCGTTAACTCGTATACGGGCTAATTCTAATTTAGGTCCACTAATATTAAGTTCAATACATTTATCGAACATAATCTGCCTCTTCCTGCCCTGTGTTCCCCATGTATGCAATAATTTTTCATATTCAATATAATCATTACGGGTCATTGATAAAATTAACTTTTTATATTGATTTATAGAGTTATTACTGTGGTATCGAAGATCTCTTGGCTTGATTCTATAGATTGCTTTTCGATCTTGAAACGATAGTTGTTTAGAGCCGTGTACATTCATATTATTTCCTTAATAATTAGATTATACGCTAATTAAACAGCAAAGTCAATCTAATTACTAAATAATAGTGTAGTTCGCGATATGGGGATATCCAACTACCCTAACATTTTAAAGGAATGCCAGCATGTCTATTTATTTTCAACCAACTTGGCTATATATTAAACAACACAATATTACTGGATTAAAATATTTCGGAAAAACAATAAGAGATCCACTTAAATATAATGGTTCTGGCAAATATTGGACATCTCATTTAAAAAAGCACGGAAAGTATATAACTACAGTGTGGGTTCAACTTTTTGATAACGAAGCAGAATTAGTACAACATGCCATTGAGTTTTCTAAAACAAACAATATAGTTGAATCGGCAGAATGGGCAAATATGGTAATCGAAAATGGAATTAATAGTGGTGGAATTACAGGAATTAAACGTTCAGCAGAAACTAAAGAAAAAATTTCACATGCTCGAACCGGAACAAAACATCCGATAACCGAAGAAACTAAAGAAAAAATTAGAGCAACTCTCAAAGGTAAAACATTTGACCATATGAAAAAACCTAAATCGGAATTATGGTATAAACGCCATACTGAAACACATAAAGGCAAACCAAATCATTTAAGATAAATAACTTTATACAATACTGCCCACAATGGGTTTATGCGGTCCCAACCGCGTAGATTGTAAAACAATTAAATATATAAGGAGAAAACAAATGGGACGTCCGTTAAATAAGAAATATTTTGGTAACAGAAACATAGGTACAACAGGTACAGCTGATGATGGCATAGGCGGTCAAGGCATTGCTAGCGTTACTATTGCTGGCACAAACAACAACTACATTGCAGTACCAACAGCAACATTTGCAGCACCGACACTTCCAGGTGGTGTAACTGCAACAGCAGGCGCAATCACTATGATTGTTAAGTCAGTTAGTATTACTAACGGCGGCGGCAGCTATATTGATGAAGAAGTAGTAACACTTGGTGACGGTTCTGCCGCAGGCGGCACTGGAACAGTAGACGGTACATATACTACTCGTGCAAGTTTTAGAATTAAGAGTGTAGACGGCGGAGGAGCAGCCACAACTATTGAACTAGTTGCCGGCGGTTCTTACACAGTGCTAGCATACAACGGATCTACTCACGCTAGCGCCGCAGGCAGCACAATTACAGAAATGTATACAACAGGTGGCACTGGTAACAATTTACGTATTGCAATTACATGGGGTGTGTTAGCTGTTGCAGTTAGTAATAAAGGTTCTGGTTATGTAACAGCTCCTGTAATTACTATGACTGGTAATGCTTCTAAAACAGCGGTTTTAACAACTGATACCGGTGGCGTTCCGGGTTCATCAACAAATCAAGAAAATGCAATTCAAATTCTAGCTTGGATTCCAACAGCAGATGGTGGTAGTTCATCAGTTATCGGTGACATTGTTGCACAAAAAGGTTCACGCAGAATGAAAGTTAAAACAGCACAAGGTACAGGCGTTGTGACTTTAGTTGCGGCAGTAGTAGCAGCTGGTCAAGGTACAATTATTGCTACTGATGCAAATGATAGTACATATTGGGTTACAAAATTAACAAGCAAAAAAGCATTGTTAACACAAAAAGTAATGAACGGTTCATTTGAATTTGCTTCAAATTCAACAGCACAATGGTCGTTTGATGCTGCAGAACTTGGTATCGTACAAATAGCCAACGCTTAATTGTAATAAATTAAAATAACAGCTTCGGCTGTTATTTTTTTGACTATACTATCTACAATTAGCATAAATAATAGAAACTAGGATATTTAAATGGCCGCTGTTAAAAAACTTAACACCTCGTACACAATTGACACCACAGATGTTATCATCACAGGCAATTTAACAGTACAAGGTTCACAAACTGCAATCGAAACAACTAACACTACGTTAAAAGATAATGTTATTGTTCTCAATGATGGTGAAACAGGCGCTGGCGTTACATTAGGTACTGCTGGTATTGCTGTTGCTCGTGGCTCATTAGCCAACGTTGCGTTACGCTGGAATGAGTCAATTAACAAATGGGAGTTGACCAATGATGGATCGACTTACTCAGTTATAACATCGTCAACCAGTGGTAGCACAATATTAATAGATGATTTAGCTCCTGCACTTGGTGGCAATTTAAATACTAATGGCTATACAATTTTAGCAAACGTAGGAAATGTAAAATTTGGTGGTAATATACAAATTAATAATACCGCAGTTGCACCAACAGCAGTCGCTGGCGCTACTGTAGTATATGCAGCAACTCCTGGCGCTGGTGCAAGTGGAGTATATGTTGTTAATGGTGAAGCCGTTAACGAAGAACTAATTACGAAAAAGCGAGCATTTGCTTTTTCAATACTATTATAGGATTAACACAATGGCAATTTCTAACACCTTATTAACAACAGTGGTATCAAACGTATATGTCAGTTCAGGCAATACTGTAGTATCAGTTATGTACTTTTGCAACACAGATGCTACTGCTAAAACATTTGATTTATATGCAGTGCCTAGCGGTACAACAACAATTAACAGTGACGTACAAATTTACAAAAGTGTTCAAATACAAAGTAATGATACTTTTGTTGTTGATATGGAAAAAATTGTATTAGCCAACGGTGATACATTGCGAGCCGCAGCATCAGCAAATTCAGCAATAACAGCAACAGTTAGTTACGTAGGAATGTAAATGGGACGCTTACTTAAAAATACAGTATTTAAAACAGGTAGCTATGCATTAGGTGTGCCAGTTGGATCAAGTTCAATTGGGCCAGATGTGCCAGTTGTAGGGCAAACTCGTTATAATACTTCAACAGGCAAATTAGAATTCTATAATAGTAGTGTATGGAACGCAGTAGCTAAAGAAGGCGATGTTACTATTACTAAAGACACCCTAGCTGGTGATAATATAGTTTCTGATTTTACTATGTCTAAAACGTATAATTCTGGACAAGAGGCACAGGTATTGGTATTTTTAAATACTGTATATCAAAATCCTGGCATTAACTACACATTTAATGGAACAACAAATATACATTTTACAAGTGTGCCTACTAGCGGCGCAGTTATATTAGTACTACACAATATTGCAAGCACTACAGTATAGCCTGTTCCTTAGCTAAATATTAAAATAGGAGTTAGTTAATGGCAATAGGTCGTGTACCCGGAGCGGCACTGTTAGGAAATTTAGATAGACAAGGTCTAGATCTTGGATTTACTACCAACAGTGTAACGCTATTACAGTTAGATTTTACTAACTATCGCCTTGGCATTAACACCGTCACTCCTCAACAAGCATTAGATGTTACTGGAAATATTCTTGTAACAACTGGCAACGTATTAACTTCGGCTAATTTAATATATGACATTGGTTCAACTTCTAATCAATGGAAAAATATATATGTTGGTAATGTCTATACCAGTAACATTACCAGTACAAATATCACTGGTACGTTAACCACAGCTATACAAACTAATATAACCACAGTAGGTACGTTAGGCAACCTATCAGTCACTGGTAATATTGATGCAGGCAATATAATAAGTAATATCACCGGCAATGTAATTGGATCAGCAACTACGGTAACTGCATCAGCACAGCCAAATATAACATCACTGGGTATATTAACTGCTCTCGATGTAACAGGTAATGTTGGTGCAGGCAATGTTAGTGGTACATATTTAACTGGTACATTACTAACTCAAGCACAACCAAACATAACATCAACAGGTATATTAACTGCTCTCGATGTAACAGGTAATGTTGGTGCAGGCAATGTCAGTGGTACATACTTAACAGGTACATTGCTAACAAGTGCTCAACCAAACATTACAACATTATCCGGAGTTACTAGCATCGGTGCAAGTGGAAGTACAGTATTAACCGGCACACTAGCGACTAATGCACAACCTAATGTTACATCTTTAGGTACATTAATATCACTAGACGTAACAGGTAATGTCAGTGGTACATATCTAACTGGTACACTATTAACAGCCAGTCAAACTAATGTTACATCATTAGGCACATTATCAGCATTAACAGTCAGTGGAAATATCATTGCGCAAAGCTCTATTGTACCAACAAGTAACATTGCTGGTAATATTGGATATGCTGATACATGGTGGAGTGCAGTATACGCTAATACAATTAATGCAACTAATTTAAACGGTACAATTCTTACAGCAGTTCAACCTAATATAACAAATTTAGGAAATATTACAGTTGATAGCATTTCCATCGGTGGAAATATATCTATTACTGGTAATGTTAACGGAACAGACATTACTGCTAACACTATAACAGCCAACACAATCACTGGCACATTACTTACGGGCAATCAGCCTAACATAACAAATTTAAGCAACATCTCAGTTGATAGCATTTCCATTAGTGGAAATTTAGGTATCACAGGAACTACAACAGCCGGCATTATCAATGCTGATGAGATCTATGAAAGTAATATTCGTGTTGTAACTCAAGAAACTACAATTACAGTTACTGGTGATGCTACTGGCAGTGGTAATGTTTCAAATATTGCATTAACTTTAGCAGACACTGGTGTTACTGCAGGCATATATGGTGCCGCAGATGATGAAACATGGGATAGAATTCCTAAAATTACTGTAGACAGCAAAGGCCGCATTACAAATATTGCTAACATTACTCTTACTCAAGTTGGTAATGTAACCTTTACTGATACAACTATATCAACAGTGGCTAACTTAACAATAGCACCAACTAATGGTTATATTTTTGCTAATAGTAGTGTCATATCCGACGTTGCTGATCCAGTTAGCGCACAGGATGTGGTTACATTAAACTATCTAACAACAACATTAAGTGGTGCTGCAAATAGCCTAGTCATTGGTGATAGTCTAGTAAATCTAATAGATGAAACTAATAATAGTAGATTAGAAATTACCCTTGATTCAGAATTAATTGCAAATATAACAGCTAATGCATCAACATTTTACAATACCGTTAATATCGGTAACATATCGATAGTTGATAACACAATTTCATCAAGTGGAAATATATACATCGATGCACAGAATTCAGGCATTGTACAAATTGTTGGATCCGATGCACTGGGCATTCCTGTTGGAAATGTAATTACTCGTCCTCTAAATCCTGAGATAGGGTACATACGTTTTAACACTGACAATGATGCTGTGGAATACTGGACTGGCGCAGAATGGACATACCCAGGCGCAGCTACAATTACATCAGAAACTGTCTACCCTGATGGACTAACTGCAAGCTATAATTTAACAACCTCGGCTACTCCAGACGGGTTGCTGGTTAGTATCAACGGTACAATGCAACAACCATTTACATCATATAATATGTCTGGTAATGTAATAACATTCACAGAAACTCCGCAAGATACTGATATTATTGAAATTCGACATATTGTTGCTGGCGCAGTTTCTATAGGATCACTGACCTACGGACCTACATCTAAAGTAGAATTATCTACTGGTAATGTCAATATTACCGGTAATTTAATACCAACAGCAAATGTCACATATGATCTGGGTTCTGATTCAATGTGGTGGCGCGACCTGTACATGAGTGGCAGTACTATTCATATTGGTGGTGCACTGCTTAAAGTAGTCGACAATGCATTGAGTTTTACTCCTGCGGGTAGCCCTACTCCGATTAATCTAACATCAGATGTTGATCCGACTATACTTATTGCAAATACCACGCAGGTCAAAGCAACTGATAACTTTGTAAATGTTTCTATTGCCAGCGCAAACGTAGCGGCATTTAGCAGTGAAGGGTTAACCATCACAGGAAATGTTAGTGCAGACTACATCATAGGTGACGGTAGTCAACTAACTGGCTTACCAGCAGGGTATACCGATGCAGATGTAGAAGCATACCTACCAAATTATACAGGAAATATAAGTTCATTAACTACAGCCAACACAGCAATGAAGGACTATGTTGACGGTATTAGTAGTACTAAAGCTGAGTTAAGCGGAGCAACATTTACTGGTAACATAACAGTTACAGATAGTATTATGTCAAATTACATTACAGCTAATGTACTTAGGACAACCGATACAACTATAGCACTAGGTCCTAATGCCGGTAATACTGACCAAGGTTTATCAGCAATAGCCATTGGGTGGAACGCTGGGGCAAACACACAAAGTTACTATGCAGTAGCCATTGGGCCACAGGCAGGACAAACACAACAAGGTGAGTATGCAGTTGCTATTGGTCGTGAATCGGCTAAGACTTCGCAAGGTGCTGACTCAGTTGCGATTGGAAGAATTGCCGCCCAAACATCACAGGGTACTAAGTCGGTAGCAGTTGGTTTTGGAGCCGCCAGCAATTATCAAAGTAATAATGCAGTGGCCATTGGTAATTCAGCCGGTGCAACTTACCAAGGCAATTCAGCGGTGGCCATTGGTAATAGCTCTGGGTTACTTTATCAAGGCAATTTAGCAATAGCCATTGGGTACCGTGCCGGGTATTCATATCAAGCTGCTAACACTATTATTTTAAATGCGACCGGAACCACAATCAACGGAGTAGAAAATCAAACAGATAGTTTCTATGTAAATCCAATTAGAAATGCCACCGGAAATGTTGGACTATTGCAATATAATAGTACTACTAAAGAAGTTACATACAGTCTTGACATTGCGGCAAATAGTATTAGTGCTAATACCTATACGTGGGCTAACGGAACTTCAATAATTACCACTTTGTCTTCTGACATAACCACAGCTAACACCGCAATGAAAGGGTATGTTGATGCAATTAATTCAACATTAACTGCCAATGCTAGCACACAAGCTAGTACATTGGCAACTATACAAAACACCTACGCACAATTAAGCGGAGCAACATTTACTGGCGCCTTGGCCGCACCAAATATATCTTTAACATCTGCACTGGCTATATCATCTGGTGGTACAGGTGGAACAAGTACTAGTTCTGCATTAAACAATCTATTACCCAGTGGTGAAGTCAGTGGCTACGTATTAAAAACTGCAGGTGAAGGCAGTTACTATTGGAGTGCAGAAACAGGTGGAGGCAGCGTAGTTGGTACAACTATCAGCACCAGTAGAACTTATTTTACTGCTACTTCAGGACAAACTGTATACACTGGAATCACATACACTCCGGGTGCAGGACAGTTACGCATATACATCAATGGTGTTAGACAGTTTGACAGTGCTTATACAGAAACTAACAGCTCAGCAGTTACACTATCTACAGGAGTTACTAGCGGAACTGTAGTATTGGCCGAAATCGACGCATACATAGACTATAATGTCTATGCCAATGCAACCTATAGTAGCCCAGTAGGTACAATAAGTTCTACAACTGTACAAGATGCATTAGCTGAATTGGACACAGAAAAAGCTGCACTGGCAGGAGCTGAATTTACAGGCAACGTATCAACCAGTGGTAATCTGCGTGTTACTGATACAACACAAAGTACCGGAGAAGGAACCGGCGCACTAGTAGTCAGTGGTGGTGCAAGTTTTGGTGGAAATGTTTACATCAGCGGTAACTTACAAGTTGCTGGAACTGAAACAATATTTAATGCCAACAATCTAAGTATTGCTGACTCACTGATATATCTAGCCGATGACAACTCCGGTGATGTATTAGATATTGGTATCGTAAGTTCGTTTACTAATCCCGGATATCAACACACTGGCTTTGTGCGTGATGCCACAGACGGCGTTTGGAAACTATTTGCTAATGTAGCAGCAGAACCTACTACAACAATTGACTTTACTAACGCTACTTACAGTAACTTACGAATTGGCAACCTAACATCAATTGGCGGAACATTTACAGGTAATGTCGGTGCAGGTAACCTAAGTGCTACTAACTTAACCGGAACATTAACAACGGCAGCCCAGACTAATGTTACTAGTGTTGGTACATTAACTGGTTTAACAGTAAGTGGTGCTCCGGTACCTAATGCTAACGTAAGCGTAAACTTAGGTAGCACATCAGCTTGGTGGAGCATACTCTATGCAAATACACATGTCGGCTCTACTGCTACCTTCTACGGAAATATTACAGCCGGCAACGTAAGTGCTACAAATTTAGTTGGTGCAATTACTTCTAGTCAAGTTACTACTGCACTAGGATTTACTCCTTATAACAGCACAAACCCAAGTGGATATATTAGTGCAGTGCCCAATGCTAGTACACAAGTTTCAAGTCTTGGTGTAGGTACAGCTGCAAGTGGAACCACTGGTGAAATACGTGCCACTAACAACATTACTGCTTACTACAGTTCAGACTCACGCTTAAAAGAAAATGTGCGTGACATACCTGACGCATTAGCTAAAGTTACAGCTATTGGTGGTAAACTATTTGATTGGACTGATGAATATGTTGCTAACCACGGTGGCTTAGATGACTACTTTATGCGCAAAGCAGACTTTGGTGTGATAGCACAGGATGTTGCGCAGGTATTACCCGAAGCAGTGCGCACCAGAGAAGATGGATACCTAGCTGTTGACTACGAAAAGATGTGTGCCCTGGCATTTGCAGCTATTAAAGAACTACAACAACAGGTTGACGAACTTAAAAGAAAATAACTGAAGACGCTAAAGTAGCTGCAAATAGTTAGGTAAAAGAATGTCTTTAAGTGTTCCTATATTATAGTTGATATTAAACGGGTGTAATGTAAAACTTTTAGTTAAATACACTATAACAGAGAATAACTATGTCATTGACACAGGTAACACCAGACGTACTACATAATATACAAAGTAATGTTACCCAAGTGGGTACCTTAGATAGCCTATCGGTCACTGGTAATATCACATCAGGTAATGTAACTGCAACTAATTTTACAGGAACTGCTAGTCTAGCAAATAATGCCAGCTTCCTTGGCGGAACAGCAGCCGCCAGTTATGCGCTAGGATCAGCAGTTACAACCGTTAGTAATTCAGTTGCTGGAGCGAATGCAGCAATAGTTACAGCCAACACCAACATGAAAGGTTATGTTGATGCAGCCAATACTATACAATCAAATGAAATCACTACAGTAAGTAGTTCAATTACGGGTGCTAATGCTGCAATAGTTACGGCCAATACCAACATGAAAGGTTATGTTGATGGACAAATATCAACTACTAGTTCATCGATAACCACAGCCAACACCAACATGAAAGGTTATGTTGACGCAGTTACTACTGCATGGACAGCCAATGCTGGAGTACAAGCTGGTAGTATTGCTACTCTAACTAGCAATGCTGCAACACAGTCTGGACAAATTGCAAGTAAGGCTGATTTAAGTGGAGCCACATTCACTGGCAATGTTACAACCAGTGCCAACGTTAAATTCACGGGTTGGCAGATTTACGAAACTGGTACTAGTTTATATTTTGCCTACAATGGCGCAGTTAAAATGAGCCTGAACACCTCAGGTACCGTAACTGTCACTGGCGACATAGCAGGCTTTGGAACCCCGTAATGCCGTTACCATCCAGTGGTGTAATTAAATTCAGTGACATCAACGTAGAACTTGGTGTTGCAGCTAACACTAGTCGCAAATTAAGTGATAGTGCTGTGCGAACCTTATTTGAAATAGCCAGCGGCCGTATTACTTTGAGCAACGGATTTGGTAAAAGTAACTTACGAACAGTGATAGCTATGTCGTCGGCTTTGGCACCGTATGTATATGCATGGCCGTGGTCCAATGGATTCGGCGCTAAATATGCCGACCCGTCGGCAGCATTATCTTCTCCGGGATCGTTAAAGTTTACTCATTCGAGCACAGCAATAGCAGTCGTACAATCTGGAACTCCGGGAATAGTTGCATACTCTTGGTCCAGCGGATTTGGAAGTAAATATGCCGACCCAGCAACACCACCACCGACTATTGTTACTACTATAGCCTTTACTCCTTCGGATGATGCAATAGCTGTTGCTTCCACTACAGGTATAAGGATATCTGCATACTCTTGGTCTAATACTACTGGAGTTGGAATTAAATATGCCGATCCGGCATCGCTGCCACTTGGTGCCCGTGGGCAAGGTGTGTGCTTTAATCCGCAAGGAACTGTGCTAGCAATGGTCCAGCGGAGTTACGTCGAAGCATGGTCTTTTTCTAGTGGATTTGGCAGTAAATATACCAGTCCAACTCAGCTAGGATCAGGCAATAACCTATCAGCAATTACCTTTAATCCGCAAGGGACTGCTCTGGCCGTTCCCGTAGCTAACATAGCACCATATATACATGTATGGGCGTGGTCCAATGGATTCGGCAGTAAATATGCCGCCCCAGCGACGCCAATAGGCTCAAACCCATTATGGTCACCCCAAGGCAGTGCATGGAACGCTACATTTAGCCCTTCAGGAAATGCTATAGCTGTTGGTCACAATCACTTCCCTTTTGTAACTGTATACGCTTGGTCCAACGGATTTGGCAGTAAATATGCCGACCCAGTGACGCCAATAAACCTCAATTACGGGATGGACCAAGTTAGCTCCGTCGGATTTAATATTTCAGAAACCGTAATAGTGCTTTGTGCGTATCAATACCAAGGCACTGGCGGTATTATGCAGGCATACGTTTGGTCCAATGGATTCGGAGCTAAATATGCCGACCCAGCAAATGCACCTACTAATAGCTCCCGACTAGCTGTTAACTACATTTAAATTTTAATAGGAGAAATAACCATGATAGTAACACAAGATGAACATTTAGATACTTTAGTAACAAACGCATACCACAGAGAAAAGGAAGTCTATCAATACCAAATAAATGTAGACAACTATACTGTGATGCTTACTGGTTTACCAACCGACGCTATTCCTGATAATCTAGCACAACATATTAATACAGACACGCAAAATTTACCCTGGGATATGAGTGATGAAGATGTTCAGACAATAGCTCAATACCAATACCGTGATAAATTGCGTTCATTGTTGCGTTCTGAAAGAGTAGAGCAAAATAAAGCACGCCTAGTATTAGAAGCATTAAAGGCACAAATTATTGCTGGTGAACTAGACTATCCTACTGTAATTGCTGAAAAGAAAATAACTGAAGAGGCAAAACTTGCCGCAGTATAATAAGGAATGGCACGAAATTGAAGCACTAGAAGATGATACAGTATTTGTAAACATATTTGCAGAAGGCCACATGTAAAAATGTACTATAAATAATATTCACAGGGAAAATGATCAATATTAACCCAGCAAAAGTAGTAAATACACTATAACAGAGAATAACTATGGCATTAACACAGGTAACACCAGACGTACTACATAATATACAAACAGGGTCAACTTACATAGTTACTTCAACTGGTACATCAGCCACCCAGTTATTTTGGTATGAGTTGCGCTAATATAAAACTATATAAATCACCAAACTTAAAATCTCAAATCTCAACTAAATACATATAACAAACTGTGCCAGCTCAGGGGAATATGGAACCGCCGCTACCATTCAGTTTACTATATACTAATAATTATAAGCGGAGTTTTAACCTATGGCAGTTCTAACCAGAATTAAGAATAATCAGATTACGGATTCGACGATCCTTGCTAACACCAAGATTGTTCCGGGATCTATCGTAGGTAGCTTATTCAATGCTAATTTAACTGTAGCCAGTGATGTTACTATTACTGGTAATCTAACAGTTCAGGGTGCTAGTAGTTACCTTACTGTAGCAAGTACTAACACCTACGTTAATGACCCGTTAATTGTCCTAAACAATGCGTTTACTGGAACAAACAGTTACGATGTTGGTCTAATATTTAATCGTGGTAATCAAATTAGCACTGCGTTAATTTGGAACGAAGGTGATAACCAATTTGAACTCACTTATACAACTGAAACTGGCACAAGCTACGCTACTATCGACAACAGCGGATTTGCTAACTTAAAAGTTGGTAATCTTACAGTCGCTGGCATTACAACAATAGATGATATCGGCGCTGGCAATCTTACATTAACTGGCGATCTAGCAGTTAATGGTGGCGATCTAACAACTACAGCCACTACATTTAATCTATTAAACACTGATGCTACTACAATCAGCGCATTTGGTGCTGCAACTACATTGGGTATTGGTGCATCAACTGGTACACTAACCTTAAACAATGCTACTGTAACAACACCTGGGCAAATAGTCAGCACACGTGCTGGTAGTGCCACAACAGGCGATGGCCAAATTTACCTAAACGGTAGCACCGGCAATCGTATAGATTGGAACACGAACGGCACAGGTGCTCCGGCATTTACTACAAGAACTGATGGTACTAAAGTAGTTCTTTATCCTGCACTAAGTGGTAGCACAGTTGATTACGCTATTGGTATCGATTCTGCAACATTATGGACGAGCGTTCCGGAATATGGTGACTCATTTAACTTTAAATGGTACGGTGCTGAAACACTGGTAGCAAACTTATCAGGTACTGGTAACTTTACAACTGTAGGAGATGTTGCTGTTAACGGTGGTGATTTAACTACCACAGCAGCTACATTTAATTTAATTGACACAGATGCTACCACAGTAAACTTTGCTGGTGCGGCAACAACTATTGATATTGGTGATACAACTGGCACACTAACGATTAACAACCCGACTGTAGTTGGCTCACAAACAACGCAGGACTTATATAATACAGTTGCTACAACACTAAACTTTGCTGGTGCGGCAACTACCTTAACCATAGCTGCCACCACTGGTAATACATCAGTACAAAACAACTTAAATGTAGGATTAACATTAACTGCACGAGATATCAATGACACTGTTATTGGTAATGTAACTCCTGCGGCAGCAACATTTACCACAGCTAACGTTCAAGGTAATACTAGCTTAGGTTTAACTACAGCCGCTGCAATTAACAATACACCAATTGGTAATGCTACAGCAAGTTCAGGTTCATTTACTACATTGATATCTAGTGGTATAACACAGGTAAATGATACTACTGTAGCAACATCGGTAGGCACGGGCGCATTCCGTGTAGATGGTGGCGCAAGTGTAGCAGGCAACTTATGGGTTGGCGGAAATATTAACATTGTCGGCAATACATTTACTATCACTGGTAACTCAGGTCAATTCTTTGGTGATATAAATGGGTTTGGTGCACTGTACGCAGGTGTTGCAGGATTCACATCACTACCTCAAACTGTATTACAAGTAGCGGCAGATGTTAATAACTATGCGCAGATAAACTTTGAAAACGTTAATACGGGTACAGATGCAAGTGTGGACTACGTAGCTACATCAGGCAACGGTGACGACACTAATCACTATATCAATATGGGTATTACATCTCCAAATTGGGATGGTACACAAGAAAACAGTTTATCAAATTCACTAAGTGGCAACGATGGTTACTTATATGCACAAGGTGACGATGCTAGTGGCGGTAATCTAGTAATTGGTGCAAGTACACCTAACAGAACTGTTAGCGTAATTGTTGGTGGTAACACAGCCAGCAATATTACAGCAGTATATCGTGCTCCGGGTACAGAATCAATTAATACTACAACTGGCGCATTGACTGTTATTGGCGGTGTGGGCATACTTGGTAACTTGCATGCAAATAATTTAAGTACAGGCGGCGAAATTTCAGCAGCTGATTTAACTCTATCCGGTGATCTAGCTGTCAACGGTGGTGACATTACTACTACGGTTGCTACATTTAATTTAATTGACACAGATGCTACAACTGTAAATGCCTTTGGTGCTGCTACAGCTATTGACTTAGGTGCAACAACGGGTACACTAACTATTAATAACCCAACTGTGGTTGGTTCACAAACAACACAAGATGTATTTAATACAACTGCTACTACAGTAAATGCATTTGGTGCCGCCACTACACTAATACTTGGTGATACTTCAGGTACAGCAAACATCCGCAATGCAACTACAAATATTGAAGGTAATGCAGTAGTTGGCGCTACACTTTCAGCAAATAGTATACAAGCAACACCAATTGGGTCAGTAACTGCAGCCTCTGGTAAATTTACATCAGTAATCGACGAATCATTAACAGCAACTAGAGTAACATTTGCCGGTACTGGTGGAGATTTAGACGATAGCGCAAACTTGACGTTTGTTACAGACACACTATCTATTAGAAATGTATCAATTAACGGTGAAACTAATACTATTGCTGCAGTTGGCGGCAATCTTAACTTATCAGCTAGCACCAATGTAATTGATGGCAACGGTGCAACTGTGGCAAATATTGCTGACCCTACAGATCTGCAAGATGCAGTTACATTAAGTTATTTAACCACACAAATTAACAGTGGTGTTACAAACTTACAAACAGATAATTCCGATATCACTATAACAGACAATGGTAACGTGGCAGGTGTTATCACAACTAATGTAGACGGTGTATTAGTTTCGACCATTACAACAAATTCAGCGGCATACTTTACAGATTTATTAGTAATAGATGACGCTACTTCTAATGTATCCGTTGGTGGTTCATTGTTTGTTCAAACTACCAGTCAGTTTATTGGAAATGTTACAGTTGATGCTAGTGTAGGACGTGGATTCCACGTTAGCAACAGTACAGCACAGTTTGCAAAAACAGTAACATTTGATGCTAATGTAGATATTAGTGGTAACATTAACGCAACTGATACTACACAAAGTATTAACAGTTCAACTGGTGCAATTACTACACTTGGTGGTGTTGGTATTGCTCAAAACTTAAACGTAGGTGGTGATGTAGTTATCACAGGTAACTTGCAGGTTGATGGGTCTGTAACATCAGTTAACACAGCAACATTAGATGTTGAAGATTTAAACATCACAGTGGCTAAAGGCGCTGCAAATCCAGCAGCCGCTAACGGTGCAGGTCTAACCATAGATGGCGCCAATGCAACTATTTTATGGACTAATGCAACCCAATCAGTTAATTTTAATAAAAATATAGTTACACCGGGTGCCAATTTCACAGGCACTGTTACAGTAGCTCCGAGATTTACAGTAACGTCGTTTGATGGCAACTCTGTAACAACATTAAGTGGTAACGACATCACCACAAGTGCAACAACAGCAAACCTATTTAATACCACTGCTACCACAATAAACTTTGCAGGTGGAGCAACTGCACTTATATTAGGTAGCACAACAGGTATTGCAAATATACGTAATGCAACTACAAATATTATTGGTGCCGCTACAGTAGGTAGTACATTATCAGTCACTGGTGAAACTACGTTAACTGCTAACTTAGCAGTTAATGGTGGAGACATTACAACCACTGCTAGTACATTTAACTTAGTAAATGCAAATGCCACAACAGTTGATGCGTTTAAAGCTGCAACTGATTTAGAATTTGGTGCCACAAGTGGTACGTTGACTATCAATAACCCGGCAGTAGTTGGCACACAAGCAACACAAGATGTATTCAATACTACTGCTACAACTGTAAATGCATTTGGTGCAGCAACAACACTTATAGTTGGTGCTACCACCGGTATAGCAAACATACGTAACGAAACAACAAACATTATTGGTAATGCCACAGTTGGTGGCACACTTAATGTCACTGGCAACACAACTATAACTGGTCATGTAACATTAGAGGGAGTTACATCAACTGGCGCCACTGGTACAGGTAATATAGTATTCAGTAATAGCCCAGTACTAACAACACCAAACATTGGCACACCTGGCTTTGCTAACTTATCTAATGCAACAGACTTGCCTATAAGTACAGGGGTTAGTGGACTTGCTGTAGGTATTGCTGATTTCTTAGCAACACCATCAAGCAGTAATTTAATTACTGCGGTAACAGATGAAACAGGCACTGGTAATTTGGTATTCAGTAATAGCCCAGTACTAACAACACCAAACATTGGTACCCCCGGTTTTGCTAATCTATCAAATGCAACAGATTTACCTATCAGCACTGGTATTAGTGGTCTTGCAGCTAATGTAGCTACATTCTTAGCAACACCATCAAGTAGTAATTTACTAGATGCTGTTACCGACGAAACAGGCACTGGTAATTTAGTATTCAGTACAAGCCCTACATTAGAAACATCATTGGTAGCAGGTACTAGTAGCTTTGATCTAGTTAACACAACAGCCACTACAGTAAACTTTGCAGGTGCAGCAACAACATTAAGTGTTGGTGCAGCCACAGGTACTACAACAGTCAATAACGATTTAGATGTTGCATTAACATTAACAGCACGTGATATTAACAGTACTGTAATTGGTAACGTATCTGCCGCAGCTGGTACATTTACAACTGTAACAGACACAGGCTTAACTGCAACAAGAATTACCTATGCTGGCACAGGTGGCTTATTATCTGACTCGTCTGACTTTACCTATGATGCAGGAATTTTTACAGTTCAAAATTTCAGTATTAACGGAGCAACTGCAGAAATTTCTGTAATTGGCGGCAGTGGTAATGTTACATTGAATCCAGATGCAGGTGGTGTAATTGATGCAACCGGCAGCTTGATATCTAATATTGCTAACCCGGTCAGCGCACAAGATGCAGTAACACTAGATTATTTAACAACAACCCTTGGTAGTATTAGTGCCAATGCTATATCTCAATTGAATTCCGACATTAGTATACTTGATGCGGCAACTGGCATTATTACAGCTAACGTTGATGCTGTTAGTGTCTTTACATTATCAAACTCATCGGCTAGTTTCTTTAGCGACTTTGTAACATTTAATAACACTACTAGTAATGTTGCAATTACAGGTACCGCATACATTTCAAGTAATGCAACAATTGTAGGGGCACTTGATGTTACTGGAGATACAACGTTAACTGGTAATCTAGCAGTTAACAGTGGTATCTTAACTACTACTGCTAGTGCAGCCACAGTATTTGATGATGCAGTATCATCAGTTTATGCATTTGGTAGTGCTACAACAATTGATTTAGGTTCTGCTAGCGGTACGATTACAATTAACAACCCAACTGTAGTTGGTACGCAAGCAACACAAGATTTATATAATACAACTACAACTACAATGAATTTTGCCGGTGAAGCAACAACATTGATTGTTGGTGCTACTACCGGTGTAGCAAATATACGCAACGCAACTACTAATATTATCGGTAATGCGGTAGTTGGTGGTACACTTAGCGTTACTAGCGGCGCAACTATTAACGAGGCACAAACAACAACAAATTTTGTTGTTAAAGGGCAAACATCATCTAGTTTAATACTAGCAGATAGTGCTAATAATTCTGTGGTATTTGGTGGCAACTTAACATCTGCTGTTCTTGGATCAGTAGCAACATTTACAGGAACAAGTGCAATTATTTTACCAGTTGGTGATATTAGTCAACGTCCAAGTAACAGTGGACTAACTGATGTTATTGGTATGGCACGCTACAGCACTTCATCTAATAACATTGAATTCTTTGACGGCACAGCTTGGCAGGTAGCAGGTAGCTCATTTACATTAGTTACAACAAATGCATTTACCGGTAACGGAGTTGCAACTAACTTTACATTATCGGCGCCATCGACAACATCAGCTCTTATTGTTGCAATTAACGGAGTTGTGCAATATCCAACACTATCATATAGTGTAGGTGGAATAAACAGTGATGTATTAACATTCACTGAAGCCCCAGCAGATGGCGACATCATTGATGCTAGAGCATTGACTACATCCACAACAGTATCAGCATTATCCAACGGTAATGGCTATGTACAATTTAAAGTTAATGATAACTTTGCTAACGTAATAGCCGGTACAAGCACAGTTGAAACTAGAATGAGTATTTCGGCAGCTACTGGTACAGCAACATTTATGAATGATGTTGTAATCAATGGTAACTTAACAGTTAAAGGTGACACAGCAGGTAATATCAACCTTGGTGATGCTAATACAGATAACGTTATATTCTTTGCAGATGTTAATAGTAATGTTATTCCGAATGGCAACGCTGTTCATGATTTGGGTTCAACAGCAGCATTTTGGAATAATACATATACCAACAATCTTATTAGTGTTAATATTATAGCCGATGCCGACGAAGTAGCTGTAGGTACTTCAAACGCAGTGATTGACACATTTGATGCAACTGTTTACAGAAGTGCAAAATATGTATTGTCTGTTTCAAATTCTTCATTAGGCGAGTATGAAACTACGGAAGTGTTAGTAATACATAATGGCACTACTGCATATAAAAATCAATACGGAACCATATATACAGGTACATCAAGTTTAGGTACAGTATCAGTATTGTATACAAGTGGCACAGTTGAATTATCGTATCAAGGTGCAAATACCGGAAATCAAGTTAGAATACAACCAACATACATTAAGGTATAAAATAAATGCTTCCTTTAGTTAAAAGATATCGTAAGGATTATACTACAGAATCAATTGTAGTTGAACGTAATTATATCAACGGAGTTTGGCACGATACAACAGAAAATGTGCCAAACGCTGTTACCAACATACAGATATCTAATAAAGCAATTGTATTAGGAAATGGGTTAGGTAGATTGGATTTAAATCTGTCTGTGATTAAAAATCATCACGGTGGCTTACTTGGAGCAAAAACGCTACAAAGTTATGGTTGTAACGCATTGTATAGAGACTTCGCTCCTGATTTTCTAATAGCTACGGGTAATGAAATAATTAAAGAACTAGCGGAAAGTGATTATATCAAAGATCATATTGTATACACTGACGCCGAGCATACCTTACAGTACCCTAATAAATTTTATATGATTCCGTATAATTCATATATGGACGCAGGCACCACAGCAGCATATATTGCGGCATTTGATGGACACAAACAAGTGTATATGTTAGGTTTTGATCATCAACCTGTATTAGGATTTAACAATAATGTGTATGCAGGCACACCATGCTATGATCCAGTTAGAAGTGACATATTAGATACTTCGTGGATTAAAGCACGTAAAATGTTATTTGATGTTTATGATGATGTTGAATTCATTTTAGTATCGCGTACAGGAAGAATGACTGTGTCGGACACATGGGCGGGCTGTTTAAATTTTAGACAAGCATCATTAAAAACATTTTCGTTAGAAGTAGATCTATAAAATTGATTCTAGTGTTTTAATCTTAGCAATAACTTCTTTGAAATTAACAGTACGCCAAACTCCGGGATGTAGGGGTTTGGGGTAATCACATAATTCAACCCAGCAATAACCTCTATGCTCGTGATTTAAATCAGGAACAAATTCTTCGTTGACTGGTAGTAAAAACGTATGATATGAGAAATTGTTTTTGTCACTGGTAAATTTTTCAATAGGTATTACTCTAGCAGAGGAAAAATCAATACCTAATTCTTCTGCAAGTTCGCGGTGCAGAGATTCAAGTAATTGTTCGCCGCTATCAATCTTGCCGCCTGCTAGTCCCCAAGTACCTGCATACTTACTTGAATTACGCAATAGAAAAAGATATCGATGTGTTGCGACACAGTAAATGAACGTGCCGACACCTTCTATAGCACTAGAGTCCACAGACCGTTTTTGTACTCGCCCTCGAAGCTTTTCACCCATTGATTGAGATTCCATTTGTATTGTGTTCCAGTATTGAGATTACTCACGTATTGTAACACAGTTGCAGCCGAACTGTCAAATACAACAGTCCAGTGCGTGCCGTTGAATTCAATAATATCATTTGCACCTGCAATTAAATCTACATTATTAGAACCACGCCATGCACTAGGACCGTCAAGTGCACCGTTTGCACTACTACCAATCGAGTTTAATATTAAATAACGTGTACCGTTAACTGCACCTTGTGCTAACGCAACCGCAGTATTTTTACGTGGATCAATAATAGCATCGATTGCATCTAATGTGTTGGCTGGGTATGTATCAATATCTGCATTAAAAATCAACAAACTATCATCTGTCGGATGATACGTAACAGTACCTACAATTTCTGATTCGCCGTCGTCTGCTAACAATCTAACTTGACTGATACCATCAACTAATTCACCGTATACATTAACTAAATTATGCCAGTTATCGCGTGTACCAATTTTAGTTGGAGTACTTAATGTAGGCTCTCGTGGATTTTCAATCTCGCTTACTTTTAATAATGTTAACGTGTATGAGTTGCTGCCGCTTCTTAATAGTAAAACTCCATAATCCATCGGAGTATAATACATACGAGTACCCATTAAATTGGCTTCAGTGTATGCCGCAGAATTTAAGTCACCTTGTGCATCATGTATGCTGGCAATAATTTTTTGTATAACACCAAGTTTTTTAACTTTAGCCGGCGGACTAATCCAAATCGGTAATTTGAATGTTAATGTAGCAACATCTATCGGATTTTCAGTACCTACTGGCACTGAACGACTTGACCAATTGGGACTATCTAAATATATAACACTTAAACTTGTCCAGTCGATATAATTGTCTGTGCTTTGTATTTCTAACCCTGGATTAAACAACGGTAATATCTGCTCAACCAACTGTAATTTTTGTTTTGTATTACTTGTCCATATATCTAACTTTAATTCTAATGTATATGGTACAGGCATTATACGTTCAATGGTAAATGCATTGCCTTGTGTTTGTTCATAGGTATCTGTATCAGCATCATATTTGCGTTGACGTATACTCATATTACTGACATAGGTGGGGCTTTGTACACGATCTCTGTCGTAGGTTAATCCACTGATATACACAGCCATTGCTGGCACAGTCTGCATAGCGTTCTCACTGTTGTTTGCTAAAATAGCTGCAACCTGTTTACTACCATCTGCATAATAAATCGGCACACGTTGTAGAGTTTTGCTACCAGTGCGATCCTGCCCGAACTCAACTTCGTAGCCACTCATTATTCTAATGAACTGTACTACAAAGCGTTCAATTTGACCATCATAAAAATATTGAGCTGCCATTAGTTATCCGCCAAAGGTGAAAGTATGTCAGATAAACCCTGACGTTCCGGTGTTACTTTACTGTAAACTGTGTATTCTAGCATATCGTTACTAGATAGTGTATTTGTGAGCGTAAATGACACATTTCCGGCAGTATTTGCTACTGTATTGGTAATATGTGTGCCATTTAGTGTAGTTTTTACGCCATGTGTGCTAACATACGCAATTTTCGTTACAACTGTCTTAGTTGACATATTAAATGATGAGGTTGTTGCGTTAGCCGCCGGAGTATAAGGAGTAGCAACACGAATTGCGTCCCAACCAAGTCCGCCACTATATGTGGCATTTATATTATTAACAAAACCACTACGTTGAGTTGTATTATCTAATCCCGGTGTTAGGTTAGTGCGTACAGAATCCTCAATTTTAATCCAACGTTTTGAATCATAGCGGAACAGTCTATTAGGCACATAATCTAAGCGTAGGTAGTAATCGCCAACGGCCGGAGCAGACGGAAACGCAATACCTGCACTAACTGGTAATCCGTTTGGCGGCAATCCTGTGCTGGTTAAGTATCCTTGTACTTTAGCAGTAGATGTAATGGCTACGTTTGGTAAATTGTTAGTATCTACAGGTAATGTATAAATGGTACTAGTATCATACCCACTTAATGGTACTTCAGCTTCGGCACGTGCAATAATAGCATCATTGACCGCAGTATATTTGTCGTAGGTACTTAACAAGTCGCCAATTGGAGTATCATTTGCATCACCACTGCTGATATTCTTTGTAATATCTTTGTATTCTTGACTATCAACTAGTGGAGCAACTTTAACACGCCATAGATGTGGATACCATGTTTGACTAAATCCTTCTGCCGCACGTGTAGCATCTTGCACAACGTAATAACGTTTTAGCGCACTGGGCAAATCATCGTCTAACGGATAAAAGTCTTTAAGATGCGGTAGTTCCATTACATCGCCTACCATAATCTTGCGACCTAACGTTTCAATCATATCATTTAAGTGGAACACCATGAACATAGTATCGCCAGTTAAGAACAGGCCAAATTGACTTAGATCAAAATCATTGTCGTTCATGCGATAAACACTGCGCATAGTGTAGACACTAGTGTCGTACTTACGATCTCTATTTTCTAAAAACAATAGGTCTTGTATATTTTTTACACTTTCATTAGCATAACTTGGCTGTGTTGCATCAGAATAGACGGCAATTGTTGCACCAGAGCCAACAATAGCTGTGGTGCTTGCTGATAATGTAATAGTCGTACTTGTTTTTGCAATAACAGTAGTACCGGCAGGAATATTAGTACCAGCAACAAACATACCACGGGTCACTGCTGATGTATTAGCAAATACTAATTCAGTGCCGGGCGTGCCTTGTGCTGCCGAAGTAGTGATGCTGGTACCTTGTTCAATAGGACCAAGATACTTGTGAATATTAATATCAACACCGCCAACAGTAAACATCTCACTGATTCTGCGATCAAAGAATTTATAATCATTGCCCTTATTTGGGCGGTACATGCTTAATCTTGGCATTACGTAATCCTGTATATCTAATATTTAGCTTAGATTGACATAGCTGCAAATAGATGTTATACTTGCTTTATGAATGAAATACAATCAAGTTTAGATTGGCCAGAAGTGCAGACTGCATTAGAAGCGCCATTACATAAAATGAAAAAGTACACGCACGAAATGTGGAACATCAGTCATAATATTGGACTAATGGTTAAAGATATAAGTAAAGAAGAAATCAATTGTCGCAGACACCAAAAGCAGACTAGACTACATAAAGAATTAGTTGACAAAGTCAATGAAGAGATAGCAAACTATGAACGTATGATAACGTTTGCAGTTCTACTGGCAGGATGAGCTTGACAAATACAACAAATGGCTGTATAATGCTATATATAAACTATTAACAAGGAATAACAAATGGCTATTAAAATTGACGGAGCAAAGAAAAAAGCTAAGACAGCAACACGTGATCCTATTTTTGCTGATGAAAAAGCAGTTGGTAGTGAGCCAGTTTGGGATACCGAACGTGCGTTAAAGTTTACAGATGAAGAATTTGATCATGAAATGCGTAAGAGCTTGCGCTATTACAATTACTTCTACTCTAGCAAAGAACTTAAAAAGTATTTGGTAGAGTGGTTAAAGCAGACAGCAGGTGTTGCCCATAAACTAGATGCTGTAACTATTACACGCTTTGCTAAAAGCACAGATGGATATACTCCATTAACTGCTCCTGCGCTAATTAAAGCACACAGCAAAGGTATGCCATTGCGTGAACGTGAAATCAAATACATCATTGGTGCTGTGACTAAAGCATTGTCTTTAGATGATGCAGATATAAAAGTTGTTGAAGTAGCCGCAGATAACACTAAGCCGGCAGTTAAAGTTCCTACTATTCAAGACCGTATGAATGAGATTATGAAAACTCATATCTTGCACTTCGAAGAACTTGAAGATAGTTTGTACGAAGGCAAGACTGTAGACCCAAAAGCATATGAATATCTAAGTGGTAAAAGCGTACCACAGGCTATGTTAGGTAAAATACAGGCTGTTTTTGAACGTCGCTATGCTGAAATTACAGAAGCTAAGTCAACAGATGATGAAGACTTGAAAGAAGCATACAGCTATATGAAAGCGGCAGATTGGAAACGTTATGATGCTTTCTATACTCGATTGTTTGATGGCATTGCGCAGTATGGACAGGTTAAGAAAGCAACTAAAAAAGCGGCAGTGCGTAAGCCACCACAAAAAGAAAAACTTATTGCTAAACTCAAGTATGCTAAAAACGATACCGCTAACAAACTAGTATCAATTAACCCTGTAGATATCATTGGTGCTACCGAGCTTTGGGTCTACAATATCAAGACACGTAAACTAGGCAAATACATAGCAGAAGACATGGGTGGTGCACTTGGTGTTAAAGGTACTGCTATAACAGGTTTTAACGAGTCTACAAGCGTACAAAAAACTTTACGTAAGCCAGAGGTGCAGCTAAAAGAATTCTTAGCCGCGGGCAAGATTGAAT